TTTGTTCCATCGAACGTGAATAGCTTGATATCGCCAGCCTGAATGTCGCCGGGAAGCAGGCGATCGCCGCCGTTAGTTCGCACCGGCTTGTTCGTGAAAGCATTGACGTTGATCACCGTGTCGGCCTTGCACGTGTTGGCAATCTTGACAAGGAACAAGGTGCCAGCGACCAAGGCCGTGATCGGCGGAGCAAAGTTGGCGGTGACGATGTTCGGCGTCGTTGAGACGTCGACGGTGTAGGGGATGTTGTTAAAGTTGTTGATGACGTCGCCAGACGAAGCGCCACCGAGATAATTCACCATCTGCCAGACGGTGCCGTCCCACACTAGATCGACGATACCGCTTGCTGGCAGATCGCCGGGCTGCGTGTTGCTGCCATCGGGCCGTCGAACCGGGGCGCGACCGCAACCGGCATCGAGGCTCGAGCCGCCGGTATTAGTCGCATAAACCAAAACGCGCAGCGGCAGGCCCAGCGTGTATGACGCCAGCGGCGGCACAAGCGCCACCGACATTGTGTTCACCGATCCGGTATCTTTGACGAAGTTGACGCGCTGCGAACGAGTTGCCTGAGTCAATTGCGTCAAGTCGGCATCGGTCGGGATGTATCCGTTCGCGGTGATGACTTCGACGATTTCCCGCTGCGGATATTCGATCGACGCGGCTGGCGGAATCGAGCCTTGCCGACCGATCGACGGATCGCCATTGACGTAAGGCGCATTCGGATCGCTGACGCCATAAGGGGCTTCATACTTCATTTTATGGTGTTCCTTGCATTGGGCCGCCAGCGGCGAGGCTGCTGTAATCAAAAACGACTTGCGTATGCGCGGGCTTCCAGCGTTCAAATAGACAAGACAGATCGGGAGCCGTCATGATTTTTACGTGCGGATCGACACCGCATTGGCTTGACGCGCAGCGAAACCAGATGACGCCCGCGGTCGCCGGTTCGATGGTCCAAAAGAATCGATTTTCTGGCGGCCCTATTTCCCAATAATAGAAGCCGTCTTGATCGCGAGTGTCGCCACAGCGCGAGACGCCGACCATGAACGGCGACCATTCGTGATAGTGGATCGTAAAGCCGAGCCAATCCGAGATTTGTTTAAAGAACGTCCGCGATTGGCCGCCGAGCATGGTCATGACCATGAGCAGCATCTTGTGACGTTCTTCGATCGTGGTCGCTTCTGGGAAACACGGATCAGGCAAACCCCATGCCCGTTCCCAATCCGGCAATAATTCGAGCGTCAGCCGCGGATCACTCTCGCGTTCCAGCAGATCAGCAGCGCGACCGTCGACGAAGCCCCAATACAGCGACAAGCCAGTGCAGGTCAGGACCAGCGTCGAGTCCGGCTCGCGCGGCCATGCTTGGCCTCGCGGCAGCAATTCCAGAAACGCATACGCATAATCTTGACCGCTGCGACGGACGTGCCGATCGAGTGGCGGCAGGACCGGATTACTGAGTTTGGGCATAGAAAATGTCGCCGAGCACGCCAATATTGCCCGGGCTCTGCATGATGTCGTCGCTATTATTTGTCAGATCGAAAGAGACAACACCGGGCGTGTTCATGATGGCGAAAGACTTCCACGCCGCGTAGATCGTCTGCCCGGGTGCCTGCATCTCAAAGAACATATTTTCCAAGCTGACTTCGATCGCGGCGCGAACGTCGGAGGTATCCGGATTCAAAAGATTGATATGGACGTCGCAGCGCTGCGGAATCGGCACGACGATAAAGATGTCCTTAACGGCGACCGGCCGCACCGTGTTCAGATAGGCGGATACCGCATTGATATCGATCTGCACCGGAAAGCCGCCATTGTCGGCGCGCAAATCATCCATCATGAAACGCAACGTCACGGTGCCCATGCCCATTTCTAGCGGCGAGCACCATGCGCGGGTCACGCCAGGAACGGCGAGCGCCCACTGCTCATAATCGGTCTTGTCGCCGCCCATCGGCGGCTCACGAATCCGCTTGAGCACGCGAGCGCGCAGCTCGTCGTCGGTCTCGTCATCCGTGCCGCCGGTCAACGAAACGACTATTGCGCTGCTGTCGACGCCAACGGGCGCATTGACGACTGACATGACAGTGCCAACGTCTTGATTGCCAGCACTGCCGGTATCGATCGCGCGGATCGTCGCCGCGGTCGGGACACTGCCGATAAAGATTTGCTCGGTGGTCTCGTAAGTGATGCCGCCCGCCGTGAGATTGGTCGCCTGCGGAACGGCGGCGTCTAGCGTGCCGGTGAAAGTCGCCGATCCCTGCGCCAGCGTTGCTAGCTTGCGGCCGGTCGTGCCGTCCGCATTGACCAACCAAATCCATCCGTGCCGGTCGAGCCATTCATGTTCGGCGGTATCCGGCAGCAATTGCAACGCCAACCAATCGACATATTGCAGCGTGAGATGACAGAGCGCGCCTTGGACATCAGATGTGACGCGCAGGACGCTGTTCGGTATTGATGCATCAGCCCCCGGCAAAGTGCCCTGCACGGAATCGCGCACAAGCATCCGCACCTGCTGAAGCGTCGGTGTGCTCCATGGCATTTTTGATAACTCGAATTTTTCAGATTTGAGGAACGGTCAAGCGGCCGATGTTGTAAGCCGGATAAGGCAGTTCTTGCAGCGGCAGCTCATCCCATAGAATTTGGAAGAGCAATTCGACCTCAGTTTTTGGCCCGCGATAAAGACGGATCAGCGCGTTGATCTGTTGAGTGTCGATGCGGGTTGCCTCGACATACATCGCCGAGCCGATGCGGCGTTGAATGAACGGCGAAATCGCCTCGCGGATATATTGCTCGACCAAAGTCAACGTCGAGCCTTGCTGTGATTCAGACGTGGTGATCTTCGATCGCTTGAGCAGCCACAGCCGCGAGCCGATCGGCCAGCCGCCCCAGATCACGTCTGCGTTCAAGTCACCCCACCATCCCATCCGGTCAGTCGAATTCGGGTCGGGCAGAATATCATCAACATCGGCAAGCGCATCGGTGCCGAGCGCGACGATCACCGCCGTCGCCAGCGCTTGGGTGTCGTCGAGCGTGCCGTCGGCCAGAAGATTCCAATCGCACGTGACGCTATACTTTGGGAACAGCGTGTTTTGAATGATCCGGATATCGGGCATTAGCCAATCCTTCCGGGCACATTGATGGTCGGGCCTTTGACCGTGACGATCAGCGCGTATTTGCCCTTCTTCGGCGAGCCGCCGCAGTAGAATTTCGAATCGCTGCTCGCCTCCGCAAGCGGCGTGCCTTGCTGCTGCGAAGAAGAGCCACCGCTGCCGCCGCTGCTGCCAGCTCTGCTACTCCCTCCACTGCCGCCACCACCACCGCTGCCGCTTCCGCTCGTGATCAGTTGGACGATCTTGCCCGCCATGCGGCTGGCATCTTTGGTCATGTCCATGAAGATTTTGGCTTGCTGGTTCTTATCTTTCAGCGACTTCTGGCCCATCTTCATGCCGTCTGCATTGCTGCCGAAAGAATTTGTGCCAGACGTCGCGCTGCCAGTGCCGCCGGAATCGTACAGCGTCGGCACGCCGGGGATCGGCTCGGTCAGAGGCTCTAAGATATCCCTGATCTTGCCAGCTCGCACCGCTGCGAGCGCCGCGGCATGCGCAGGACCTCCCGCCTGTTGCGCCGTTTGCTGGCCCTGCACGCTCTGGCTCGTCGTATCCTGCTCGGATTTTTCATCGAGCAAAGCCATCCGCATCGTCTTGTCGTTCGGCGCCGATCCAAACATGCCGTCCGACGACATATGAAACTGCTGCTTGCGACCTTGAGTCGAGAACATGCCTGAATCGCCTTGATCGAGTCCTGAAAGGCGATGGCGACGATCGTCCATATTGCCAGCAACCGGGAATCCGCGTGCGCCGCCCATGAAGCTGATAAAGGTCTCCGGCCCCATACCGGCAATTTTCGACACGGCGCCAGCGAAGCCGCCAGCGCTCGCGGCCTGGCCGCCAGAACTCATTAATCCTTGCAAGGCCTCCATGGCATGGCTGGTAAATCCATAGTTCTGCGGCGCTTCAATTTTGCCCCGTGACTCGCCAGACATAAACCCGCCAGCCATCTCTTGCATGAATTGACCGTCGTCAACCTTAGAGACAACAGAGCGCGCGCCGCCGGAGACGTATGAGCGTAAGGCCGACATCAAGGTCGTCGAGCGATGCATGAATCCTCCTTTGAATCAGGTCCCACCGAACGGCGGGAACAGGTCGATCGTTGCTGGCGGCGGCGCTGGCGGTGTTGCGCCCGGCTCTGCAGCAGGCGCGGGCCGCGACGTATCCGGCTGCGTCGAATTCGGTACATCCGGATTGTTGGTATTCCATTCTGACGATGTATCCATAATGCGCGGATCGACCAGATCGAGCGTCGTCAATGTCCCGCTATGGCTGTCTTGTGAGAACACGACACGTTCGATCGCCATGTCGACACCATAGAGCAGTGCCATCGGCGAATTGACATGGACGGTCGAGCCCGCCCGCCATAATGAGCCGTCGCTGCGCAACCATCCCTGCAGGGTGATGGTCGCTTTCATGTAGGTGTAATCGCCCCAAACGTGATCCCAATGAGCGCGTTCGTCGGCTTCAGGCTTCCCCTTAAGCGGGTCTTCGGCTGGCGTCAGCAACGGGCTGTAATGCGGCAGATCGCCTTTTGCATAGCCGTCGACTTGGCTTGCTTCGCCTCCCATGGCACCGCTGCTGCTGCCGCCGGGAGTCTGACCGCGGACATCCCATTCCGAGCGCAGTTCACTGGCATCTAAAGTCGCTTGGCATTTAAGGATGTTGACGCCTTCAACCAGTTGCTCGACCACAGGCACGGCGTCCATGTGACCGCGAAAAATAAAATCGCCCTTCTCGTCCGATCCCATAGTGATGCCGCGCTTGCGCGCCAGCCGTTCCAGAAAATCCCAGATCGGTTCGCCGGGACTGATCTGCTCGTGCAAAAAAGGCTCGTCGTTGATTTCTCCTTCGGTTTTAAATCCCGGCTTGCCGCCCCATGGCGCTAGGACGCGCGCGGCGATTTCCAGAAAGCCCATGTTGTCGAAATTGCCGTCGTCCGGCGTGACGTGGCTGGCCCGCGCCGCGAGCCACGTTATGCCATAACCCTCCAATTGAACGCCGTGGCTATTGGCGTCATAGGCGGTCTGTCGCCGCACGATGTAGCCATTGATGGCGAGCTGTTGCGCCAAATAGATTTGCACGAACTGGCCGGGATGAAACTGGACCAGCGGCAATGTCGATGGCGGGAAATGCTCCGCCGCAGTGAACTTGAAGATCGGCCACGCCTCCCGATAGCGATGCTCGACCCAAACCGATTCCCAGTCCAAAAAAACGTAATTCTCGACAACGACGGCGGCGACTTCCGGTGGATAGGGAATCTCGGTCGGTAACGTCATTGCGAGAGCGCAATGCCGATGCGCGGCGCAAACGCCGGATGAATGACGCCGTTTTCGACGCGCAGCTCGTCGGCGCGGCCCGCATCACTGTAAAGCTTATAAGCCTGCACCAGCGTCGGCATGATGGAGTAGAATTGAAAATTGAGCAGCCGCGGCAATGGCTGTTCGGTAGTCACCAGATGATGACTGATTGCTGCCCGCAATTGCACGACGGCTTGGAAGGCCGCTTGATCCATTTGATCGGCGACCGTTTCCTCGATTGGGGCAAATTGTTCATTGAGGATCAACCGCAAGGCGTTGACTTGATTGCGGCTTTGAAAGCTCGCGCTGGCGATCACGCTGCATTGGCACGCTAGCGCGAATTCAGCGAGCGCATTCTTCATCAAGGTTGCGCCCAACGTCGTCACCGACAAACCAATCGCGAAATCGCACAACGTCGCGAATTGCGCTTGCGTTGTTCCGGCGGCAATCGCTTTCTGAAAAATATCAGTCAGCGGCGGACCGGATGCGTCGCCTTGGATCAACGTCATCGCGTAGGCTATAAAGTCGCCGATTGCCGTTCTTAATTCCGCGCCGCTGACGCCGGCAGTCGGCGTCATTGCCAGCAATTCCTTGAGGACTTGATCGGCAATCGTGGTCGCTTCTTTAGCGTCGACTCGCTGCATAATTTATTATCCGTCGAGCCCGATGATGACCGGCAAGCTGCACCATGGTGGAATGAACGGCACTTTGCAGCCCGAGCTGCGACGCCGATTGTTGCGATTGGCCGAGCGGCGGCGGCGGCAATTCGGGATTCGTCCATGTCCCTTTGGCGAGCTGTGCTTGGATTTGCGTGAGCATGGACGCAAAGCCATTGAGCACGGCCTGCGCCGAGTTGATGCTCGGCGTATTCGGCAGCGCGCCGGCTTCGACGAAAGTAATATCGAAAGTGCAGTAGCCGCCGAAACGTTCTTCTTCGGCCAAACGATATTGTTGGCAAGCGACAATAATGTTCGAGTTTTGTTGTGGCGCAT